GCTTGTTGCGTGCAGCTTGGAACAGGTTGTAGTCTTCGCTACGGCTGTTGATAGGCAGTTCTTCCTGAGTATCGATGGCGATACCGACAGGCAGAGAGATGAAACGATCCTCGGTCGTACCATCAGCGTGCTTCACTTCAACAGTGACGCCGATGTTCATCCATACGTTAGCCTTGGGCAGGTCTTCCTTGGAAGCACCAGCGGTCGAGGCAGACGAAGCACCAAATGTTTTTTCAAAATCGAGAGACATATATATTTCCTTTACGTTGATGGGATGATTCCCAAAACAGGCGACAGCCTGTTGGTTGAGTTAATGGATGAAAGGGAAGTCAGTACTAACATAGATAATGATAGCACTGACGGTGAGAAACTGGATGATGTCGATGATACGACGTCCAGTTGGTTTACGAGTCCCCATACATTATGTCACGAGCATAAGATGTGCGGACACATTGAGCTTGGCTCATTTGAGGATCACGAAACAATTCACGTACATGGCGTACAGCCTTACGGAAATTGGTTTTACTCACTGGGTAGCCCATTGAGCGTTTTGTGCGTTGAAATACAGATTCTTTCTTCATGATTTAGGTTCCTTATTCAGATATTCTGATTGGTTCAATATAGGTGGATTGCTGGGCTTTAACGCCTGCATAGTATGATGCAGTGACTGCCTCATGATAGTTGGCAACACGAGGAGTGATGTTACGTCGTACATCCTCTTGGCCAAGGATATATGCTTGGTCCATGAGTGCTTGTAATGCACGTTGAGCAGGTGTGGGTAGTGGTGGTTTATCGGCCATATCAATAGATTCCTATCTGATGATGAGTTTATTGACTATCGATATGAGCTATCGATAAAATGGGGTGTCTCCCCGTCCATGTAGGACAGGGAGATCACGGTTACTTGGTAGCAGCTTGAGGGTTACGACGAGCGTTAACGGCTGCTTGGATGCGTTCGAAGGATGTTTTATACATAGCTTCGTTAGCAGTGTCTTCTTTGAAGAAGGCTTTGATGGTGTGGAGTTGCTTGGTTTCCTCCATAGCTGTTTCCTTGAGGAGTGCATCCTCGAAGGTAGCCATGTCGTAGTCAGAGGCAATACGTTGCTTTTCTGAAGCGTCAGCGACGTATTTGTTCAGCATTTGGATACCGTCTGCACCTGTCTCGAAGACAGATGAGACTGTGGTAGCCATAGCGGTTACAGTTCCAAGGACTGATGAGAATGCAGTCTTGGGAGTAGCTTTTCCACGGTTGTTGATAGACATAATAAAGTTCCTTTAGCTAAGGGTGTAGGACAGGATTGTCCACACCACGCGACAGCGTGTCGTTGGGTTAATTGAAGAGATTACCGATTGTTTCGACTGCTTTGAATAGCAGAGCGAAGGCAATGATGAGTATGATCGGTGTCATAGTGTTAATCCTTTGATGTAGTGGATGATGAATGGAGAGAGAGCTATTAGCATACCTGCTATAGACCATATAAGTAGATGGGATATGGATGTACGTTCTTCTGCCATAGAGTTATCCTTTAGTTATTAGGTTAATAACAGTATTGTTTGTTGTACTGATAGGTACAAGGGTGAATGAATGTATAGTATTGATACACTACAGATACCACAAGATGCGACAGTATCTGTGTTCATTAGTTATATAAGAGTATTAATAATTGTTGAGCCAATGTATTAATATAACAAGGGGTAGGTCATAAATAACCTATATATAAGTTACCGGGGGGTAGTTTATATAATGGGGGTATCCCCTGTGTTACATAGAGCTATCCAGAGTAGCTATGTAAAAATCCGATATGAAAAATATTTTGTGGACTATCATATATATATGCAGATAAATTTGAGGAAGGATTTTATATAATAAAAAAAAGGTGGGGAGCTAAGTATGAAACAAGCTCGACCCACCTTCCTTCTTTCTTGGTTCAGAGTTCACTGTCACTGATCCAAGATAGCCCCCTGACGAAGCTAGTATAATAGGCTGAGGAATTTGTAAAGCAGCTCCTCTACAGCTGTGAAATCAGTACTAAACAATCATATTGTTTCCAATATGACTGAAAGGAAGTCGTACCTTTCACTGTGATAGTTATATCCCCACACATCACTAGGGTCACCGACGACAAGAACCTGAAGGTTCGCGCTTTCGCAGTGGTCTTATATGGCTAAACAAACCAAGAAACAATATAATTTTTATATGATGATTTTTTATTGGTTTTCTTTCTGTAGCTACCTGTAAGGTAGCGCAGACAATAGGAGGGGCATTTCTCTTCTCTATATATTTAAGAAGAAATTGCCACCTCTGGGGTGTGTACAGTCTCACTAGACAAGGGGCCATATACAGCCTATAGGCTAACTAGTCTATACCGATAAACGATATAGATGAAGGAGACCAACCCATGAGTGATGTAGAATTGGAAGAGAAGTTGAAGAAGGTATCCACTGGACCGAGGGTCACAATGGAAGACTTCCAGAATAATATAGCCTTCGTAAATTATTTCAGTGCCTATGATGGTGCAGTCCATGCTGGGGAGAGAGTTATCCCTGAAAGCCTGAAGCTGCTCACGATCTGTGTGCTGACGTTGAAGAATGGGTTTACCTGCATTGGTACAAGTGCCTGTGTCTCACCTGAGAATTTCAATAAGGAAATTGGTGAGAGCATTGCTCGTAAGAAAGCAGAGGAGCAAATCTGGCCTCTGATGGGCTACCATTTGGCACAGCAGCAGATGATTATGGAAGCACGATCCCCTGATCCAGAACTCGATGAGTCTCTTACCAGATTGCTTGCTTATTCGTTGGGGAACAATGAAGCTCTCTCCAAACATAATGCAGAGGTAATTATAAACCACGTTAAGAAGGATTAATTAATATGGTCGAGTTTTTTTCACGAAGAGATAAGTTGCTCCGTAAAAGATGGTACTTCCGTATCAGAGCAGAGAACCATGAGATATTGGTAACGTCTGAGGCTTATAATTCCCCAAGCTCCAGATGGACTGGGTTCCAAGCTCTTCATGATGAACTCGCCACCTATGTAAATAATCCTATTCCGATCCATGACAAAGATCACAAAACAACCAGAAAGAATTAATCATGATTGAAACAACTATGTCGTTCGATGAAATCGTTGAAGCAGGTATACTTTTGACGAAAGATGTCATCAAGTATGAGGGTAAAGATTACCCCACTGACTTTGATGCCTTTGGTATCAACTTCACCTTCTGCCCTGAGCATGGATATTACCATGCCTATTATGGTGAAAGCTTCCCTCTCGTAGATATGGGACCAGATGATGTTCTCAATCTGGCTTCGTACATGACGAAGAAGCCTAAGCCTGTAATGATGAACTTTGGGGAAGCTATTGCTATTCTCAAAGAGGGTATGGCTGTAGCTCGTAAGGGTTGGAATGGTAAAGGTATATACCTTTATATGGTGGATGCTGGTCGTTATCCTCCCTCGACCTTGGTTGGTTCGTTGATTGCTGACACCCAGCCAGATGGTAAAGTACCTTATATGCCCTACATCGCCATGAAGACTGTCAGTGATGACGTCGTTCCTTGGCTGGCTTCCCAGACTGATGTGCTGGCAGAAGATTGGGTATTGGTTGATTTGGTTCCAGATGCAACCGAAGAACCAGCAGAAGATAAGGCTTCAGTCACTACCTTTGTTAAAATCTTGGACGACGAATTTATTAAAAATATATTCGCTGATCCATTTAATAACAAAGCAGGTGTGATTAACCTGAAGCGTTCTGATGAAAACTCTCCCTTCACCGTTGTATATGTTGGATTGGATTTAGCTGGTGACGATGAGTCGTGAAGAAAGGATCAGCTTTCATAAAATGATTTTATGGAATCAGATTAAAGATAATCTCGAAACCATGAAAAAATTAAATGGTGAAGTACTAGCTACCGATGAAAAAGGTGTCATGGTGCTAACCAAATTTAAAATGGAAGCTGAGTCATTCGTGAAGAAGGTCGAAGGCGAAGGACTTCACGAGTAAAGTAAATGACCGGGGATGCTTATTCAGCAGACGGAGACCAATCCTATCCCCGGTCACCTTACTTATCCAAGAGACCCAGAACTCTCGGACTCTTGGTAAATACTGAAGATGATGTTGTAAAACTACTCAATTCTACACGGGGGTAAAATACGTGACGTTAGTAACCAAAGAACAGTTGCAGAAGGCATTGCCTCCTACGTTAAAGCAGGCTGCTACAGATGCACTGGCTAATAAAATAAATTCCATAACTGCTGATCCAATTGTGGCTGAGCAGATCAGGGAAAATTTTATTGGTTACATTAGTGTATTAAAAGATGGTCGATTTAAAACAGAAGATTATCTGAACGCTGTAGCTTACGTCAGTTACAAGCTCATGGATTATTCCAACCGTGAAGCTTACGAACGTACATTCCCTGCACGATATGCAGCCCTTGTGGCAGCAGGTACTCCTCCAAAGGAAATAGCCGCATATGTTTCCCAATATAATAAAGGGAAGCTGGTTAATTTAATTCTGGAACAATCTTTGACCCCAACATGGGTGTTGAACCAAGATATATACCAGAAGGCTATTAATCAGCAGGCATATTTAATGATGAACGCTGGTAGTGAGTTGGTTCAAACTCAAGCAGCTAATTCACTTCTCACTCATTTAAAGAAACCAGAAGGAAAAGATTTCCAAGTGAAAATCGATATTCCAGAAAATTCTGGTATGAAAGAGATGAAAGATGCCCTAGAAAAAATGGCTCGTCAGCAACAAGAATTAATTAATGCTGGTGTTACTACAAAACAAATAGCGTCTACTCCTATTATTGAAGCAGAAGGTATCGATGTCGGAACTAGTAAAACAATCCCTTGATGAGTGGCTGGATCAGGTCAACTATGCCGATTTAAATGACAGTGCATTTATGCCTAGTGCTTTTGCACTGACGTTCATGAACTTCATTAAATTGGTAAATGGTGAGCAGGGGGAATCTCATAAGACACCTCCTGTGCATCTGAAGATGCTTGATAAGGTTATCTCCCCTAGATCATATATAGCCAACCTTTGCTTTCGAGGTGCAGCCAAGACAACATTATTCGGGGAATATTTCTTTTTATTCCTTGGGATGTTTGGCTACCTTCCAGAGTTTGGTGCTGTATCTGGTGGTATTTACGTGTCTGACTCTATGGACAACGGTGTAAAATCACTCAGAAAGAATATCGAATTTCGATATTATGCCAGCCCATTTTTAATGGAATGGATACCTAAAGCTATTTTCACAGACAATTATATTGAGTTTACCAATAAAGAAGGTTACCGCTTTGGGCTGAAGATGTTCGGTGCAAAGACAGGTCTTCGTGGTACGAAGATATTTGGTAAACGTCCTACTGTCTGTGTGCTCGACGATTTGGTCAGTGATGATGATGCCAAGTCCAGAGCAGCTATGATCGCCATTAAGGATACGGTCTATAAAGGTGTGAACCATGCTATGGACCCCACACGTCGTAAGATCATATTTAATGGTACACCATTTAATACAGAAGATATTCTGATCGAAGCAGTCGAATCAGGTGCATGGGATGTGAACGTGTGGCCTGTATGTGAGAGATTTCCCTGCACTGAAGAAGAGTTTCAAGGTGCTTGGGAAGATCGTTTCTCATATCAGTATATCAAAGACCAATACGAGATGGCTGTTAAAACAGGCAAACTCTCAGGGTTTTTCCAAGAGCTTATGCTTAGAATTAGCTCTGAAGAAGAACGATTGGTTCAGGATGCTGATATTAAATGGTACTCACGTCAGGAGCTATTAAAGAATAAACACAACTTTAATTTCTATATCACTACTGACTTTGCCACTTCAGAAAAACAAACAGCAGACTTTTCTGTTATTTCTGTGTGGGCATATAACGCTAATGGTGATTGGTTCTGGGTTGATGGCATCTGTGAACGACAACTCATGGATAAGACAGTCGATGATCTTTTTCGTTTGGTTCTGGAATACAGACCTCAGAGTGTAGGTATCGAAGTCACTGGCCAGCAAAAAGGATTTATTAGCTGGATACAAAAAGAAATGATTACCAGAAATATCTGGTTTAGTTTTGCCAGTTCAGAAAAATCCAATGAGCCGGGTATCAAACCAATGACTGACAAGCTCAGCCGATTTAACTTGGTTGTTCCTTGGTTCAAGGCTGGAAAGATGTTCTTCCCTATTGAGATGAAGCAAAGTCGTATTGTTGGTATTGGTCTTGGTCAGATTAGGATGGTGACATCCAGTGGCATTAAAGGTAAAGACGACTTTATAGACACGATCTCCATGTTAGGTTTCTTGAACCCTTGGCGTCCAGCAGAAGCTGCACCTACCCATGCAGAAGAATTGGATTATTGGGACGAAGATAATCATGTTGCTCAGGGGGGTGGCTATGCTACATACATAGTGTAACCAATACGTCAGGGGGACTGTCGTGAAATTATCTGATCTATTTACCAAATTGTCATATGGAGAGTTCTCCAACTTGTCGATTGGTAGCGAAGGTGCTGGAGTCATTGAGTTGGCTCAGCAACCTAAAGTCGTCAATTATGTGAACGATGGTCTCACCAGATTATATTCGAAATATGTTTTGAAAGAAGCTGATGTAATTATCCAGCTTCAGAATTTTATTACTGAATATTATTTGTTGGATCGT